ATGCTTGCTCTGGTGATGGTCGGTAGCGCAATGCTGATCGCCCTGGGGCTGGGTAAGCTGTTTGGCTGGGACATCGGCCTGACGGCGGGTATGCTGGCTGGCTCGATGACCTCCACGCCGGTGCTGGTCGGCGCAGGTGACACCTTGCGCCATTCGGGAATGTCGGGAACATCGCTTTCAACCGCCCTTGATAACCTGAGCCTCGGCTACGCCCTCACCTATTTGATTGGTCTGGTCAGTCTGATTGTTGGTGCGCGTTACTTGCCAAAACTTCAGCATCAGGACCTGCAAACCAGCGCCCAACAAATCGCACGTGAACGGGGTCTGGACACAGACGCCAACCGCAAAGTGTATCTGCCGGTGATCCGCGCCTATCGCGTTGGTCCGGAGCTGGTGGCATGGGCCGATGGCAAAAATCTGCGCGAACTGGGTATCTATCGCCAGACCGGTTGTTATATTGAACGCATCCGTCGCAACGGCATCCTGGCCAACCCGGATGGCGACGCGGTACTGCAAATGGGCGATGAAATAGCCCTGGTGGGTTATCCGGACGCACATGCCCGCCTCGACCCCAGCTTCCGTAATGGGAAAGAGGTATTCGATCGCGATCTGCTCGATATGCGCATCGTCACTGAAGAAATTGTGGTGAAAAACCACAATGCCGTTGGCCGTCGCCTAGCCCAGTTGAAATTGACCGACCACGGCTGTTTCCTCAACCGCGTGATCCGTAGCCAGATTGAAATGCCTATTGATGACAACGTCGTGCTTAATAAAGGTGACGTGCTACAGGTCAGTGGGGATGCCCGCCGCGTGAAAACCATTGCCGACCGTATCGGCTTCATTTCCATTCACAGTCAGGTGACCGATCTCCTGGCCTTCTGCGCCTTCTTTATCATCGGTCTGATGATCGGGATGATCACCTTCCAGTTCAGTAATTTCAGCTTCGGCATCGGGAATGCGGCTGGACTGCTGTTCGCCGGGATCATGCTGGGCTTCCTGCGTGCCAACCACCCAACGTTTGGCTATATCCCGCAAGGGGCGTTGAACATGGTCAAAGAGTTTGGCCTGATGGTATTTATGGCAGGCGTCGGTTTAAGCGCGGGCAGCGGCATTGGCAATGGCCTTGGCGTTGTCGGTGGTCAAATGCTGATTGCCGGTCTGGTGGTCAGCCTGGTGCCGGTTGTCATCTGTTTCTTGTTCGGTGCTTACGTATTACGTATGAACCGCGCCCTGCTGTTTGGCGCCATGATGGGCGCGCGTACCTGCGCTCCGGCAATGGAAATCATCAGCGACACGGCTCGCAGTAACATCCCCGCATTAGGCTATGCCGGGACCTACGCGATTGCCAACGTTCTGCTGACATTAGCGGGGACACTCATCGTCATTGTCTGGCCTGGCCTTGGTTAGCGCTGAGATTTACCCTTTAACGAAAATTTTTTGCAGGTAAGCAGAACTTTTCTTCAAGGCGTCAGTCATAACTATTGCCACTGCTTTTCTTTGATGTCCCCAATTTGTGGAGCCCATCAACCCCGCCGTTTTGGTTCAAGGTTGATGGGTTTTTTGTTGTCTGAAATTTACAACCAGAAAAATCAATAATTTATACCACCACATTCTCATGTTTGGCGACAAAGTGGCGGCAGCGATTTCGGTTTATCGCATCCACCTTCCTGAATCAGACCATATCGGTTACAACTTCAACAGCTTCGCTTGTTCAGGATTCACGGTTTCGACGTAGTTTCTAACACCTATTTTATGTGGCTCATAATCACTCGCGTAGAAATCTATGAGAAAGTCACTCATTTTCTGTGGGGTAACTTTCATCCCCCCCTGCCCAAACTCAGGTTGAACACTTTAATTAGTATTGATGGTGCTTGAGTTTTAACCAGATTGGGCTGATAGCCCGATTTATCCATTGCAACTAGAATTTCGTCGTAAACATTTTGCAACTGAACCAAATCATTTGAAGATATGATCACATCATCCATGTACACACTGAGTTTCACATTGGGATGCTTGTTTAAGCGACGCAGTAGACTACCCAAATGACTCTTATCCAAACAAAGGGTAGCAAGCATAGGAGACTGGACAAAACCAAAAGGGAGGACGTGCTTATGGGGACTATTAGACAGGTTTCTCACAGTTGAAATTTTTGAAATTTCTCTAGCCTGAGGATAGGTAAAGTAGGCTTTTAAATCACGGGTGACTCGGCTGCGACTAGTTGACTGAAAAAACTGTTTAATATCTATAACAGCAAGAAAATCACTTTTAAGGTGTAATCTAGCTGCTTTAAGATGCCCGCCGGTTCTTAAATGATAAAAATATAGTGGCGGAATCCACTTGTTTCTGATGGCTTGAAGTATGCGTTCCCCAACTTCACTTGCCTCAGCAGTTGGGACATAGACCCAAACCCCAGGCTTTATCTCAAACTTGTGTTCCCATCTTTGAACTTCTATTTCCATGGTGTAAACAATCGTAGTTGAAGACCATGTTAAGAACGGTGTAAACCGTACCAACTAACACTACAAATGCAGTTGCGCATTTGAGCATAGCGGTAATAAGTTCTACACGCGCCTTAACTAAGCCAAGTTCGTTGATTTCCATAACTTGTTACTCCGTAGAATCCTGACGTCTCTTAGCGCAAGCGCATGGCCTAACTAAATAATAAAACTTCAACAATTTGTAAGCCCAGTAAGCCCAGCAAATCGGCGTCCAGGATGCCCAGCATATCGGCATTCGGTACGCTAGTCGCAAAGCGACAAACTCCACTTCTACGGATAGGGGACATATCCCCGCTAACGTCAGGCAGATATAATTTAACGCTAATCATCTAAAATGAATAGTTTTTGATATCTCCAGAGGCCAAATCAGCTGACTAAATTTTTCAAAGTCTTCATGACCTCTCTATCAAAAAAAGGAAGTCTGGCCAGATTCTGAGGGATGAGGAGGTGCAGAGCTGATTTTTTGTGGGCGGCACACTGACCGAACAAACGTTTCATGGGTTACGAAGGTATGCCCACATTCGATGTTAGTGCACTGGTTGTAGCGTTCTTTGGTTTCATTGGAAACCTGGAAGCTGCTTCGGGTATGTGCAGCCTGCCCGCACATAGGACAATTCATCATAATAATCAGCCCTCATTATTAACCAGTTCTCAATAATGATACATCAATGTTCGCAATTTGGAACTAATCATTCAATGTCGAACTCATCTATTTTCACTTCAAGCTCCATGCTGGTCGTAAATCCATTATCCGGGCTGACAGAATGCGTCAGGGTGGTAATGGTCCATTCTGCATCATCGATTGGCTGCTTAATCCCCGTCACCTTCACCGGCATTTCCGTATAGAGATCAGCCCGCCCCTCAGCGAGCTGCAGGGAAAATGAAGCAACCCCACGCTGCAGACGTTCCCACTGCATTTTTGCTGCGCGCTCTGCATTGCTCCGGTTGGCGTAGGTACGATTAAGAACCAGCACGTTTTCATCCGTTCCCACCAGATAATCGCCCTGTTTTGCTTCCGGCTCTTTGGGTTTGGTGGTTTTCTTTCGACGACGCTTAACACTGGTTGTCTCTTTTTTCCTGGGTTCACGCGTATGCAACCAGCTGGCAATAACACCGGTATAGGCACCACGATCAGCAAGGGTGAACCGATGACCGTCACCGGCTTTGCGCGTGATGGTGATAACCGGCAGCGGCTTGCCGCTCGCCGTTCTTCCCTGTCCCTGCCGGATAAACAGCAGATTCCCGTCCTTAACGGAAGCAATCGCCCCATACTGTCTCGCCAGTTTCATCAGAAAACTTGCATCGCTTTCATTGGTCTGGTCCAGATGATCCAGCGCCTTATCCGTCAGGTCTTTACCCAGCGCCATTTTGAGGTTATGCCGGGCGGCTATTTCCTTTACCACCTCCCCTACCGTTGTCTGATGCCATGATTTTTCGCGCCGTGTATTGAGGGTTTCACGGAAATCTGCGCTTCGCGCCCGGATGGTCAGCCGGTCAGGGGCACCGCAGTGTTCGATTTCATCCACGGTAAAAGCCCCTTTAGGAAAAAGCGGCTGGCCTTTCCAGCCCAGCGCCAGCTGAATCACTGCCCCACGTCGCGGCAGGGCGATCAGCCCGTCGGCGTCGTCCAGCTCCAGATCAAGCTGGTCCGCTTCAAACCCCCGGTTATCCGTCAGCGTCAGACTCATAAGGCGGGTATCCAGCACGGTCGTCACGTCCTTACCTTCAATGACGATACTGAATGCGGGGCTTTTGCTGTTCAGATTCAGGAGATCAGAATTAACGTTCACTGAAGCAATCCTCCAGCCGTGTTTTTAATCCCCCCAATCGCAGACGCTGCAGAGTCCTGCAGGTTACTGAGCTGGTCACTCAGACTCCCGAACATGTCAGACAGCGACTCATCAACCCGTTTGAGGGTGATCGTAAACTCAATGCGCCTGGGCATGCCGCTGGTAAAAAACTCCGTCTTTGTCTGGCTCAGACTTTCAATAACAAACATGCCGTAAATGGTTCCGCTACCTTCAATCAAAGGCCAGGCTTTGCCCTGCTCTGCCATCAACTCCAGCGCCAGCAATGACAGCCTGCCTCCGGTCACTTCCGGCAGCAGGACCCCGGACAGTGTCAGTGAATCATTATCCGGGCCAAGAAACTGCGTTGACGGGCGGCGGTTCACCCGGCTGTTGGCTGCATGTCGCCAGCTGCGCTGATACTGCAGTTCCTGATAAGGGACAGTGCGCAACATAAATACATATAAACCCAGCACCATCATCATGATTCATATCCCCCCTGATCGCTGAAATTGCTGCGCGCTTTTGCCCTCGCCCTGCGTTCCCGCTCGTCAAGCTGGCGTGCCACTTCACGGGCAATATCCTGCGCACTCTGCCCCGGCTGCGCGACGATATGAATGGGCGCATTTATCTCATAACGAATAACCGACGGCGGGCTGTCTGCCTTAACAGGCTGTGTCTGGTATGCACTCGCAGGCAGACTGAAGGGATGAAGCGGAGCCGCTTCTGCAGGTGTCGCAGCTACCCCCATCACGCCAGCAACGACAGAGGCAAGCGCAGCAGTACGCCGCCTGCTGGTGACATTTGCTGGTCCGTTCACAATTTCAGGGCCATTTTCTCCAACAATGCCAAACTGCCCGCTTGGAATGATCCCGCCCGTGTCATACATCCCCGCGTAAGCCGGGAACCCGCCGGGCGGCAGCAACACTTTGCCGTCACTGTTCACCGTGGCGGGCTGCTGCTGCGTAACCTGCGCGGGCAGTTTCGCCTTTGCCGCCTCCTTACTGACAATACCGAGCTTTTCCAGCAGCCACGACACACCGGATTTAAGTGATTCCAGCGGGTGCATCACCATATTCAGACCTTCAGCCAGCGCCTCACCAAACCGGCGCCCCATTGCAGCTGCGCTGTTCAGTTCTTCGGAAGTGGATTTAACCGGCGTGAGTAAATCACTGAACCAGCCCCACAATGCCTGCACCCTGTCACCAATCCACTGAAACACGGGTCTGAGCGGCTCAAAGGCGGCGCTGATGGGTGCTGCAGCGGCTTTGAACCCTTCCACCACGCCCCCCAGAAATGCACCGATGGGCTGCCAGTATTTCCACACAACCAGCGCCACACCAGCCAGCGCAGCCACAACCAGCCCTATCGGACTGAGCAGCGCGCCCAGCAGGCCAGAAATGCCAAACAGCGCGCCGCGAAGTAATGCCAGCGGACCAGAAACAAGAAAACGCAATACGCCACCGGCAGCTGTCAGCCCACCCCGCAACACCGCCAGCGGGTTCATCACCATACCGATAACACCACGGATGCCTGACATACCGGCACGGAACATGGCAAGCGGCGCACCTGCCACCGTTTTCAGTGCATTACCCGCTATTCCGGCTGAGCGACGCAGAGAATTAAACGGGGCACTCAGCAACCCGACACTGCCACCGGATGACGCCATCCCCCTACGCAACAGAGAAAGTGGCGCACCTGCCAGCCATGACAGGGCACTGCCAGTACGTGTTACTGCTGCAGCAACGGAAGGTAATGTTTTTACACCCAGCACAGACAGGCCAAACCGGATCACCGCAACCGGCCCCAGCACAGCAGCCACCGCCACGGCAAGTGTACCCAGCCCGACAGTGATCACCGCCGTAGCCGCCGCCAATTTCATCAGCGTGCCAGCCAGCACGGGATTCTGCTCCACCCAGCGACGCAGCGCCCCAGTCACATCCTTAACCATGCCCATAATATCCATCAGCGGCTGACGCAACGTTTCCCCCAGGCTGCTGAAAGCGTTCTGCGCGCCCGTCTTAACCAGCAACCACTGCGCAGACAATGAATCCTTGTTAATGTCGGATTCTTTCTGCATGGAGCCATTAGCACCACTGCCTGATGTGAGTTTCAGCTGACGCTGTAGCTCCGGCAGGTTGTTAGCCAGCTTTGCCGCATCATCGCCAAACTCTTTACCAAAAATCATTGTCATGGCTGACAGGCGCTTGTCCTGCGGCAGATTGTTGACCTTCTCCAGAACCCGCTGAATGGTGCCCATGGCATCGGTGGTCATCTGCTTTTCAATCTCCGCAGGATTGAGTTTCAGCAGGTTCATACCTTCAAAGAAGCGCTTGCTTTGCATGGTGGCAATGGACAGCTCACGCACCATGGCATTAGAGGCGCTGGCGGCAATTTCCGGGGCAGCCCCAAGAGAAAGGAATGTTGAACCCAACGCAGCAGCCTTTCGGAAGTCAAGGCGGTCAGCCACGCCCCCCATACGCTGCAGGACGTTGATAATGTCCCCACCCTTTGACATGGCGTTATCGTCCAGGTAGTTCAGCGCATCGCCCAGTTGTTCAATATTGCGCGTCGGCACTTTATAGAGCTGCGCGATTTTCCCCAATCCTTCCGCCAGCTCATCGGCGGGCAGCTCAAAGGCCGTTGCAGCTTTTGCCGCCGTGGATGCAAAGGCCAGCAGGTCACGTTTCTGGTCCTCAAAGGGATCGTCCTGGTTGGTCACGCCCATACGCGCGCCCCCTTCAACCAGCGCGGCATAATCTATAGCGCCATTCTCCATCGGCAGTTGTTCACTGGCGGCCTTGATGGCATCCTGCATGTCATAAAACTGTTTTGTACGGTTGCCGTTATCGTCCCGCAGCCCGTTTACCTGCTTTGCCACGCCTTTCATGGCATCTTCCATGCTGGCGTAGCTTTTCACTGCAGCCATAACCGGCGCACCCATTGCCAGCCCGGCAGCCGTAGTGGTGGCTCCGGCTCCGGCTATGCGATCCCGAACCTCAAGACGGCGCGAATACTGATCACGAACCGCATTCATTCTCGCCTGCTGTTCACCCAGGCGTTTCAGGGATTTTTGCTGTCGCTCCAGTGCCAGTCGGGTTTCATCGGCGTTCTGCCGTAGCTCACGCTGTGCGCTGCTCAGTTTCTTTGTATCAAGCCCTGCCTCATTCAGCGCAAGGCGCTGACGCTGCACTGACTGACGCAGCCCGTTATATTTTCCCTGTAAATCGGTGACGCGATTTTTAGCCTGCTCAAGCAGTCTGGCCTGTGCTGCCGTCGGGCGGTTGGTCGCAGTAAACTGCGTGGCGAGTTTTGCCGCTTCTTCGCGGGCGGCTTTAAGGCTGTTACCTGTGACTGCCAGTTGCGCGCTGGCCTTACGGAAGCCATCAATTCTGCCCGCCTGAGAATCTAACTCTTTCAGCCGGGCGCGGCTTTGCTGAATAGCGGCAGCCAGCTCTTTTGAGCTGGCCTGCGCGGATCGAAATGGGCGGGTGAGCTTGTCAACCGCATTCAGAATCACCTGCAGACGCAGGTTATTGTCACTCATCGCTGGCCCCGCTTCTCTGAATCGCTTTGTGCCGCCACTCCAGCACCTCAGTCAGCGGCATAACGTCAGTGATGGACGGCGACCAGTGAAAGATGGTGGCGATATCCGCCACCAGGTCATCAATCGTCAGGCTGTCGGTAAACCGGCAAGCACCGACTTCTTCAACAAAAAAGTCACCACCTCGACCGACAGCGCGGTGAGATCGGCGGGGTCCAGTTCAGCCATTTCCTGTGCGGTCAGCGTTGGGGTGGAAATACGCGGGATCACTGTCATCATGGCCCCCACGTCCATATCCATAATGGCCTGCAGGCGGGTGCCGCGCAGCGCACCGGACTGCGGCTTACGCAGCACAATTTCGGTGATTTGGGTTTTACCGCGCATGACTGGCGTATCCAGTTGTACGGTTTTTTCAGTCAGCTTGTCGCTCATGTTCGTTTCCTGTTAATCAGATACTGCCGCGGATCACCGCGCCGTTAAGTTAAATCAGAGGCCAAGGGCGTTACGGTGTGCTTCCATCAGGTCCACGCCGTCAACGATTTCAATCATGTTGACCAGATCAACCTCATAGAGCACTTCGCCGTTAATGGTCAGCTTCGCGTAGCTGTTGGTGCTGCTGACTTTGGTGGTGCTGCTCTCGCCGGTTTTCCACTCGCCGGAATCCACTTCTTTATGACGCCCGCGCACAACCAGCTCAATGGCCTGCACTTCGCCGGTATCGTCACGCTGAATAGAGCCGGTGAAACGCAGCTGGATGCCGTCAACGCTTGCCTTGCCCATCTGCTTGAATAACAACAGTTCGGTGCCGCCGATTGAAAATTCCGTGTCCAGTGCGCCGTCATCCAGCCCCATATCCACATCCACCGCGCCCGGCATACCGCCGCCGCGATACTTCTCAAACTTGCGGGTGAATTTCGGCAGAGTCAGGGACTCAACGATCCCCTGCCAGTTGTTCCCGTCGTTGAACAGGTTCAGGTGTTTTAACTTGCGTGGTAATGCCATGTATCCCCCTTATGCACTGACACGGCTGGCAAAATCGACCAGGTAGCGATCGGTGATGCGCTGGCGCAGCATCAGATTTTCAAGCGGCGGCACAGGCGTGTAGTCGTAGTCGATGGTGAGTTTCCCGTCTTTCAGGGAGTCTTTATCGTTCACTGACTCATCCAGCCAGCAGTCCGCCCCGATGAGGTATCCCTGATTCACCAGGCTGCGTAATTTGGCGCGGATACCTTCGATAATGTCGCGGGCCAGTGACGGATTCAGTGGCTTATCCACCGCCCACATATGCCCCTCTGCAATCGTGTCAGCCAGTACCTGCGCCGTGCGGGTGTAGCTCTCAAACGCAAACAAGGGATCGTCACTGAGGCAGCGGGAACCCCAGAAGCGGAAGCCGTCTTTGCAGATCAACGTGGTGACGTCGTTCTGGTTCAGCAGCCCCGCGTCCGTTGCCGGGTCCTGCAGATCCCAGAATACATCAGCGGAAAGACCGGTGACGCCATTCACACCCACGTTGGACAGGGTTTTGTGCCATCCGGTCTGTTCGTCTATTTTGGCGCGCAGACCGAGCGCACGGGCGGTAGCAAAAGCCGTTGCATCGGCTTTCAGAACGGTGTCAAAGTTGATGAAATCAGGCCAGATCAGCATCCCCTCGCGCTGGCTGAAATTGTCCCGGTAAGCAATGGCTTCTTCCACCGTCTTGCAGCCATAGGCGGACAGATAAGCAAAACCGCGCAGACTCTGCGCCACACTCATCAACTCAGTGGCTACCGCCTGTGTGTCATGCCCCGGCACACCGAGAATGCGCGGCTTAACTTTCAGCTGCGACTGCGCAGAAAGCAGCGCTTTCATACCCGTTTTTTTACCGTCGGACGTGACACCACCGATAATATTGGAGGTGGTTTCCGCTTCGGTTTCGCCCTGCGCCACACGCACAACAACCGTCACGGGTTTTGACTGGTCGGCAATCGCATCCAGCGAACGGGCCAGCGTGCCGGACTCGCCTGCTTTACCGCTGGCCTCCAGCACATCCGTCAGCAGAACTGGCTTATTGAGAGGGAACACGGACGCATCAGCATCATCGCCGGTACAGACCATACCCACGATAGCAGTGCTTACCGTGGTGAGGGAGCGGGTGCCGTCGTTGACTTCAACAACGCGCACCCCGTGGTGGTAATCCTGAGCCATAAGGCATTATCTCCGGTTGACAGGGATGCCTTATGTTCAGTCTTAGATGTATGCTTAGCACGTACGATGCATTGTACTGGTTATGACACAATGTAAACGAGAAAAAAAAGAACTTGCTGGATTTGATTTAAGTTTATTGCTTACTCAAGCATCTGACTTAAACCAACTTAAGAAACCCCCAACAAAAATAGAACTGTGATATATCATCAACAAATTCAAAGATGGAATGTTAGAGAAAATTCGGATAATATTGCAAAATCAATATTTGAGTCCTAAGTAACTTAATAAAGCAAGCTCGGTGATCTGATGGAATGCATAGAAAAAGACTTGTCAAAAGGCATTAATTTTACTCGTTCAACAGCTTGCATTTTGGTTGTTATTCTACACATTGCCGGTTATGGTTTTTACGAAAATGGTGAAAACTGGCAAACCGCTAATATTATTGACTCTTTTACTAGAGTATGCGTACCTCTTTTCATAATGATTACGGGTACCCTTCTTATACAACAGAAATCAGTTAAACCTATTCGTCGCATTATCAAAATAGTATATTGTTTATTATTTTGGTCTATTTTTTATACATTCGCAGACGACCTACAATTTAATAATATTATTGACTGGTGTCTAACAATCGCTAAAGCACCAATAAAATATCACCTATGGTATTTATATGCCTGCATTGGTTTCTACTTAACACTCCCGGTACTGAGTGCATTTTATTGTAACTCTCATCTAAAATATTCCTTGGCATATATAGCAATATGGTTTTTCTTGTCAATACTCTCTATTTTAGATAAAGTTCTTAATTTAAATGTCGATTTATTCATAAATAACTATCAATTATCGACCTTCATAAACCTGACAGGTTACCTTCTTCTTGGCAAAGTAATTGCGCGAGCATCCATTCCTTATGGCAACAAATTAATCACAACTATTTCCCTATTAATATTCATTTCATCTAGTTTAATAACCGCATGGATAACATCATACTGGAGTGAGTACAATCAAAAACCAAATGCGTTATTTTACTCCAACCTTTCACCCTTGGTGATAATTGCATCCGCTTCATTATTCTTTTTTTTACTGAACATATCCAAAACGATTAAAGATTCAAATATAATTATATCTTTTATTCCTAAGTATACATTAGGGATATATTGCATTCACATATTCATCCTTGAAGCATTCATAAAATTTTCATTTAAAAATCAAGATATGAATTTATCATTCTTTAGCACCATATTTATTGCAGTGTTGATTTTTCTTACCAGCCTTGTAGTAACTTTTATTTTAAAGAAAATCCCAATACTGGATAAAGTATTATGAGCTAAGCAAAACATGCCACATCGCACCAGTTGATGCAAACTGGTGCGATAATTACATACAATTATTTACGGTTGATTTGGCCAACTGATGTCTGTAACGGTAGAGATTTCCATCCTCATCAATGTAATCCTATATTCTTTCCATAATTTTAATGCTGAAACTTCTTCCTCCGTTGCAATATCCATATCAAAAGCATCTTGTCTCCATGCAATCTCCGCATTGGCCTTATTCAGAAGAAATTGCTTCTGATTTGCAATCTGATTAAGTTGTTGTTCATCAGTTACTGAAACCCCATCAACAAGAATTGGCTTTCCATTATTATCCGCCTGAATAAAACGCCCCTTGCCCTGACCTTCAATTAGTTCTTGGTATAATTCATCAGCAATAGGAATTGCGTTTTCTGGAACATCATTACTCTCACTATTATATAAACCTAATGGAACGGCAGTGAAATATTTCATTTAATATCCTATTGCTAACCAAGCCCATGAAGATGGAGAAACTGGTGATGGATTGATTGCCATAGTCTGGCCAATCCATTCACACTGAAATTTTGTTGGAATGCCCAAACGCACTCGTGAATTATCTGTAACTGACGAGGCATAATCTATAGCTAAGACAATGAGGCACTCGTGATTAAACGCCTCTGGAAAAACTATCACACCACTGGACGAGTTACTTTGTATCTGTTGCATTTGAATAACATATTCCCCAGCAACACCATCAATAAATCCAGGAATACGGATCAGTTTACTCGTACCATTGATTGCATTTCTCAAACCAAGATATTGAAGAACGCCGACTACATCTACTTTACTCAACATAGGGCGAACAAAATCACTCAGGTCTGCCAAAGCTGCTGTTTTTTCAGCAGTGAAATATGGAAACTTTCCTTTAGCCGGTTTCAGCTCCGCCAGCGCGGTCAGGGTATCGCTTTTCTGCTGCCGGGTTTCAATGAGGTTATCGACATAGCCACGCGTTGCCAGCACGACAGATGGATCGATTTTCAGCGTGATGTTATCGGTGCTGCTGGTAATCAGTACCATACGCACGGTCTGTGTGCGTCCGCTGCCCTCCGCCAGCTTCGGCTTGTAGCTCTCCGGGCAGTTACCCACAGCAATCAGCGCACCGGTTTCATCAAACAGGCCGACTTCACGAATCCACCACCCGCCCTCATTTTCCGGGATCACCTGCTCAGCAATAATCTGGCTGCTGTTCTGCGGGTCGATATACAGCATATTCAGCGCTGCGCGGCGTTCCTCAGCCACTAACGCGGTCTGTTGCGCGTTGGGTGTGGGCAGCACACCACCACCGCTACCCACCGCCATATGGGTAATTTTCAACGGGACACCGAGCGCGGCGGCGCTTGCCAGTTTCGCCGCGCCGATATCCGTCAGCAGGGTGTAAAATTTTGCGCTCATGGGTTCACTCTCATCGTGTCAATAACATGGACCGCCCCGCCCTCATAAGCGGTGCCGCCGGAAATAATGGTTTCGTTGATATGGGGGTAGATCGTGATTTCTTCGCCGGTGTAGGTGGCTGCACCCACAAAATACGGGCCGCCTGTCTGCAGGTTGATGGACATACCAACCAGATGACGGCTGCATGGTTTGGCGTCACCGATCAGGCGCTCCAGTTCCAGATAGGTTTCTTCTGTTATGCCCTGGTCCTGCACGCCAATATCCAGACGGAACGTCCCCGGCGTTTCGCCGGTCTGCCACCACTCAATGATGCGGATCAGAAAGCCAAACGGCTCCACCACGCGCTGCACGGCGCTGGTTGTCCCCTTGTGCTGATGGATATAAAAAGCGTCCTGCACAACGCGGCGCTTGACGCTTTCTGTCCAGCTCTCATCCCAGCGGTCAACAGAAAACGACCAGGCCAGATAAGGCAGGAATCTGATCGGACAGGTTGCCGGGTTCCACAAATCACGCAGCGATACCTGCAGATCGGAAATCCCGCTGCAGGTCTGCGCCATTCGACGCTCAAGCGGCGACGAACCCGGCGGCAGCAGACTATTCATCCGTGCCCCCGTTGGTAACGCTCCATTCTGTACAGGATGCCGCCTGCGTCTTATCCAGCACCACATCATCCAGCGGGGACGACAGTTCCACACGCTGGACGCCCTCCACATGCAACGCGGCATAAATGGCGCTGCGGCGGATATCACATCCAAGCCGCGTCTGACTGGCGATGTATTTCTGCAGACTGACTTTTGCTTCTGCCATCACCGGCTCAGCCTCCGGCCCCGGATAAAGGAAGATCGTTGCGTCCACGCTGTACGGAATAATTTCTGCGCTGCGCACCGTCAGGCGGTCTGCCACCGGGCGAACCTTTTCACTGTTAAGCGCCTGCTCAACCACCGCCAGCAGGTCAGCCCCTGCCGTCCCGTCACCCTCGCGGCTCAGCACGGTAAGCACCACCTCTGCCGGTGCCGGACTGGTTGCGCTGGCATCCGCCACGCGCCCGTCGGCGCTTCTGGCGTGGAACTCATAGGCTCCCGTCGGCCCTGCAACGGATAGCCCCTCAAATGCTGCAGGAATGCGCTGGCGTAATGCTTCATCACTTTCCATCACTGCGGCGACCGGCGGCACCGCGTCATTATCGGCAGGGACTACCGTCAGGCGTTTCACGTTGCAGTTGCCTGCCAGTTGCTCAAGGTCATTTCCCATGGAATAGGCCACCATGACCGCCTGCGCAGCCTCATTAATTCGCTGACGCAGCAGGATTTCGCGGTAAGTATTTTCCTGCAGCAGTTTGGTGACAGGTTCTGACTCCAGCGCTAACGTGCGCATAACGGCCTCCTGTTCATCAGCCGGATGAAGGGCTACAAAGGCGGCCTTGCGTTCTGCCAGCAATGCCTCAAAGTCCGGCACGTCCACAATCTGCGGCGGCGGTAGTTGGGAAAGATCAATGACTGCCATTGTCTGCTCCTGTTGATACGGAAAGGGAAACTGGCGCGCCGTTATTGCTGTGTCCGGTAAGCTCAACCGCCATAGAGCCGTCAAAATTGCCGTTGATGGTGATGGAGTCCAGCGTAAGACGTGGCTCCCAGCGACTCAGGGCCACATAGACCGCAGCCATAATCTGCAGGCGCAGCGCCGGGTTCTGCGGCTGGTCAATCAGGGCAGACAGCAGGGAGCCATATTCCCGGCGGGCAAGACGGCTGCCCTGCGGCGTCAGCAGAATATCCCGCACCGACTGGCGCAGATGGTCGGTATCTGCAATGGCCTGCCCGTCATTCCTGCTCATACCGATATACAATGTCATACCGGACCTCCCGTGTTAGCACCGCCTTTCAGAACACCAGTATGCTCATGGTCATCAACAACGATCCCGTTGGAACTCATCGCGCCACCGCCCTGGGTGACGCCACCATTGATCACCACCTCGCTGTTAATGCGCGTGGTGTCAGCCTCCACCACAAACTCACCGGTTTTGTAGGTGACGCTGTCTGATGCCTCGATCACCATGGATTTGATGCCCCTGACATGCCATCGTCCGGTGGCGGGTTCATACTCAAACCATCCCCCGTCCGGGTACTCCGTCACGCAACCGTCCACCGAATCCGACGGCGGCGGAAACTGATTGGAGTAGATGGCGGGCAGCACAAAAGCTGTTTCCAGATTGCCCCCCATGCTCAGCACCACCACCTGCTCATCCGGCGACGGACACCACCATGTGCGGGCACCTCCGGCGCGCAACGTCAGCCAGTTAATCCAGTTGGTTTCAAGCTCGCCCACTTTCACCCGGCACAGCCAGTTTGCCCGGTCCACTTCGGTCACTATGCCGGTGCGGATCAGGTTGGTGATAAGGCGCATGATTTCTGTTAGTTGTGTGTTCATGGCAATAGGTTGCCATTAGTAGTGCGTTGAACGGCTATACACCACTTTGTATAGTTCCTAACACAATTAAAGATTAAAATAGGATCCTGTCATCAAGAACGATTGGTTATTGCAAAATGAAAAATAAAAACCCATACCAAGCTTTACTACGCGGAAAGGTAACTTCAGCAATTGCGCAAGCCAGAGCTGCGGCTCATATGACACATCAAGGAGTAAAAGGGAGCGTTCTTGAAATATTACTAAGTCAACTTTTCCGACCTCTTTTACCCGCAGATATTGGTGTTGGTACAGGGCAAATCATCGATGCCTTTGGTAATCCCCCCTCTCCACAAATTGACATTGTTATCTATAACAAAGCGATACTCCCCCCTGTTCTAGTTGATAATAATGTCGGAATATTTCCAATAGAATCTGTTTTATATACTATTGAAGTTAAAACAACACTAAACTCACGAGAACTTTCAATCGCAGAACTCAGCGCAAAAACGATAAATACGGTCTATAAATATCTTCCAGGAAAACTTGATGAAGAAGGTAATAGAATAAACCATTCCATTAGTAAACCTCGTGCGGTTGTGTTCGCATTGAACACTGACTTAAAAGCCAATGGAATGACGGAAGCAGAAAGATATAAAAAGATATACAAAAAAGAAACTCATTACCTAGGTGCTATATGTGTTGCAGGACGTGAATATTGTTATGAGAATGATGAACATTGGATTTCCATGCGAAACGAAGAAGACTTTGATGAAGTATTAGCATTAATTTCCGGAATCACAAACACCTATAGAGGAGTCTCAGATAGTCGAGGGTATCCATTATTAGGATATTATGTCGCGCCTGAAAATATAACATCTATAATCACTCCTTCAGTCGTTCTACCTGAGTTAACAGTCAAATGTGTTCAATGTGGCAAGGAGCTTAAAACCATACCGACTTTTGCAGGTTTCAAGGATCTAACCATTAACGGAGCCATCACTATTCCATCTTTATGTGAATGCGGTGGAAAATTGACCTCTGAAAAAGGCACTTACATAATAAAGAATGAAAGACTCAGAGAAATAAACCCTATATAGAATTTTAGTCATCTGGTTAACCAAAGCAATAAGGTGTCACGGGTGACGGTTTCCACTTCTTCATTCACGCCCAGCAGGTGGCGCTCTGCGTAGCGGACCTCCGGGCCTTTTCGGCTGACGCGATCCCGCAGCCCGTAATGGTGAACACGGGCAATGCGCTGCACCTTGCCATCAAACTGCACGCTGGCGGAGTCCGCACTGGCGGTGGTTTTCAGGTATTTTGTGGTGCGAAGCTTTGCAAACATCTGGCGTTTGATGCGTCCCTTCTTGCTGCGGGCAGTCACCCGGCGCGGCTCGTAACCGCTGCCGTCTGGGTTACGCTGCAGCCGGATGTTCTGCTGCTGATTCTGGCGCAACTCCTGCGCCAGTTCCCGCATCATACGGCTGCGCGCAGCAGGCTCCAGATTCGCCAGCAGCGCTGCCAGCCACTCATCCACTTTATGCAGATTATCCACGTTTCACCATCCACATTTCTTCTGGCTCGTCGGGTTCCGACTCTGCCTCGACCGTTGATATACCGCCGTCAGTGCTGACCAGTACACGCTCCGTCAGTTGCAGATTCAGACTGATATCGCATACATCATTGCGCAGAATGTCTACTTCAAAGGTGAACAGTTTTTCGCGCAACTCCGGGTTGTTGATGGCGTCCGGCTGGTTCTCTCTGAGCCACAGCAACACGGGAGCCATCAGCAGATTCTGGTCGCCGCTGAAATCCTCGATCACCACGTTCAGAGTGTAGCGGTATTCCCATGACATAGAGCTGGCACCGGTTGCCACCAGTGAGCCGTTATCAACGAAAAGGTGAAGCTTATCCGGGTTGTTGCGGACATACGCCACCGCTTTATTCAGGGCGCTGCGCAGGGACTGCGGTTTGTTCACTGTTTCGCTCCTGACACGCAACTATCGTGTCGACTTTGTCAGCACAGACCGCCCAGGCGGCCTCTGTTTCATCCAGCGCCGTATTCAAATCACCGTTACTGCGCGGCGCTGACCTTTCCAGGCGGCACTGCGTCACTCTGGGACAGCCATTCACGGTAAGCTGCACCTCCGGCAAGGGCCGGACGTTCGCGCAGCCTGATAATGTCAGCAGGCAAAGGAGCGTCAGCCCAGCGGCGCAAATCCTCGTTTTCACGTTTCAGTTCCTCGATCCGGCGCTGGCGGCTTCGCAGCAGTGCGGTGGTCTGCTCCGCTGCCGCATAAAGCCGCGTCTGCTCCCGGCTGTTGGTTTCGGTCAGAACGGACAGGCCGATCAACTGACTGTTTTTCTTCGTCAGTTCCTGCGTTTTGCTTTTCAGCGCGGCGCCCTGCGTCTCAATGGTGTGACTGGCATTGTTAAGCCGCCACGACTGCCAGCCCAGCGCCGCAATAGCCAGCGCCAGCCCTACTACCAATGCGCGTGTCACGCTCCAGTTCCTTTTAAGCACCAGGCCATTTCCCGCGCGCGGCGGTTCTCCAGACCTTTATTTTTCACACCATTAACGTAAATCCAGCGCGGTAGCTGGTTGCATGCCTGCCACCACTGCTGGCGATTGATATATGACACCATGGTTGACCTGCAGATCGCGCCGGTCCCCACATTGAAACCAATACTCACCAGCGCATCGTAGACATGCTGCGGGGGCTTAACCGTCAGGCAGGCATCCAGCCTTTTTTCAGTCAGTAGTACATTGTTTATTAACCCCTGCGCCGCCTGCCGTTCCGTGATAGCTTTCCCCGGCACCACCCCAGATGTATTTCCGATCCCGTCGGTCCAGACACCTGCGCTGCACTGATACGGCTGCAGGCGGCATCCCTCGTAATCGGCAATCAGTTTCAGTCCTTCAACTGAAGTTTTGAGCGACTGAAAACCGGGCAGCGTGGCGGCGATAGCCAGCACAGTCCCGACAAGGCAGCGCTTAACGATTGAAGGATTCATATTCCCCCGTGAAATTTTGCCATCGCGCAGCAACCTGAAAGACTGGTGTTTGTAGTACCAGTTGATAGCCAGCATCAGCACACCAATCAACACGCCGCCAACCGTTGATGCATCCTTGAGCGACAGATCGCCCAGCCATGCCAGCAGCACGGCGATGCAGTAAGTAATAAAGGCGCTGATTCGTTCAAGCGTCATAATTCAGTCCCATAGCTGGACGGTCTGCGCCGTGGTTGACGCCGTAATGTCCGGCAGTTCCACCTGCAGCCCGTGCGGTAAAAATGGGCCGTACTCTGCCAGCCCCGGATTTGCCTTCAGAACCTGCTCAGTGACCCCCTGCGTGCGCCCGTAATGACGCCAGCAAAGCGCGTCCACCGTGTCATACTGATGCGCACGCACTTTCATCAGATAAGCTCCACCGTACAGTGCGGCGCATCCTGCACCCGGCTGATGGCCCAGCGGGCATCACGCCACAGATCACCGCTGGCCTCCGCCAGCTCCTCCCCCCGTTTCACACCTGACGCCGTGGCGTCATAATCCTGATAACGCTCATTGAGTACGGCACGCGTCCAGCAAAAAACGGCGTTATGGTAGTGCCGGATACGCTCGCTTTTACCGTCCAGCATGTCCGCCGGAACCTCAGCCAGTGCCCGGTAGCCCAGCAACTGCTGGCGGTTGCGGAAGTCGTACAGCTCAGCGTTAACCTCAGAAATAGCCGTCAGCACAATCTGCTTTAAACGCGGCTGCGTCACCGTGCCGTCAGTTCGCATCACACTGCGAAATTCCGACAGGTCCACATCAGGCCAGAACGGCGTATTTTTGATGACCTCCGCCTGTTCTGGTGCCTGTTCTGGCGCAACAAACTTCATGCGGCTTTCTCCTGAATAAGTGGGCGGTGGACGGAATTTTGATGTGGCAGTGCCTTTCGCCATCCCGTGCCGCCCGTGCGCGGGGCACGTTCGTTAGCGGCTGTCATTGCGCAGTCTGCGCTCCAGCTGCTGCTTTTCTTTTTTCACACCGCAGCGGGGATCAAGCTGCAGCGCATGGGTAAGGTGATTCAGGGCTGACGCCGGGTTGCTTTCGCTCAGTACAGCGCCGATGGCTTTATGCAGGCGCGCCCGCGACTGGTCCGGCATATCCATATCGGTTGTCAGGTCCAGCGTCTGCAGAAGCAGATCGGCATCAAAACCGGCAGCGGCCAGCAGAGCGCTTTGTGCCGCGTCTGCCATTTCTTCTGCCAGCACGGTCTGCACGTTACGGTTGCCTAACGGCATCACCCAGCCATGGCGCAGCGCATGACGCCCGATTTCCAGCGCACCGGCATAATCACCGGCGTCAATACGCCACAGCATCACGTACATCAGCACGTCATCCTGTTGCGCACCTCCGGCAGCCAGCACGCCCTCCGCCCAGGCGGAATATTTCGGCAGCAGCTCCACCTTGATTTCCGCCTTTTTCACCGTGGACTGGATGCCTTTAAGCCGGCGGCGATCTTCTGCCAGCTGCAGCAGCATCAGGTCATAACCCGACGCATGGCGAACACTGCCGCCCTCACGGGCGGCCTGTTCAGCCTGAATGCGCAGGCGGTGCTGCCGTGCGGGACTCAGGCTCATGCGTTACTCCCCACTTTCCGGTGCGGCAGGCGCGCTGAAATCACCGATTTCGATGTTTTCAACCAGCGCCGCGCAGCGGTAGTCCTCGACCACATACGCCTCGTTGACGGATTCAAAGTTTTCAATCCGGTCACGTTTCGGATTGTCGATAACAGAACGGCGGCGGGTGTCTTCTTGCCAGTAGATAGACAGGTTATCCAGACGGGTGATCAGCAGGGCATTTGCCGGGAAGAAAGGCGCGCGCACAGCCTGCAGGCCGCCCATGCGTTTCTGGCTGATGATCAGATCGGCGGCGATTTTCTCGCTGTTGTCCTGCTCTTTGTTGACCAGCGGAAAATACTTGTCAGACAGCAGTTCACGACCACAGACGACAACCAGCTCGTCATCATCCTGATACTCCACATCGATTAGCTCGTTGACGGTATCCATTACCACCGCATCAAGATTTAGATACTTACCACCCGGACCTACTTTTACCGGCTCCGCCGTAGTGGTGCCGTCTTCTGCGGTTTTGCTGCCCATGACATGATCCGGCGCGTCTTCGCGGATTTTCTGCAGCCAGCCTTTATTAACGTCCTGCAGCAGCGGGTTTTCAGCACGATTGGACGTTTTGGCACGCTTCACGCCATTGAAGCCGATCATGATGCGGTCCAGCGCCTGACGCTTGACGATAGCGTTGCGGATACGCACCTGGAAGTCCTGGAATTTCGCCCACAGGTCCAGTTTTGCGTAGGTCAGAACCGTATCAAAGTTGGTCTGCTCGCATTTGTATTCCACGTCTTCCATCAGCGTCGGATCGGTAGGCTCGCGCTCTTTGGTGGTGGTATCGGTGGTTCCGGCAATGGTGCTGCCCACGCCCAGCCCCAGCAACTGCCCGGACTGCTCAGTGACCGGCGTGATGTTAATCAGCGTCAGGAAAGCGGCGGACTGCTGGATCTGGTCTTCCAGCGTCTGCTGCACGGACGGCTCTACGGTGAACTTACTGGAGAGTTCTTCAATCTCCACACCATTCAGGCGCGCCAGCTGCTGCAGGTAAGCGTTAAAGGCAAAGCGGGTTTTCTTTTTCATCGGGTTTTATGCTCCATCAGCAATTGGTCAGGGTGCCTGCCGGTGCGTCACCGCCCGGCGCGCGCTGGCGGTAATCCTTGCGGCTGTCTTCAATGCTCAGCTTTTGCTCAAGCTCGGCAAAGGCGGCCTGCTGCTCCTCCAGGGAGGACTCCAGCTCAGAAAGGCGCTGCTCCTGATCGGACAGGGATTTTTCCGTGCGCTCACTCAGGTTCTGCTGCTCAGTAGCGACCAGCTCCACGGCTTTATGCACATCAGAGAATCGCGCATCGTCGGTCTGCTCTTTTTTGGTGAACAACGCGGTGACGCGGGCAAAGAGGGACGGCTTTTCGTCCTGGGCTTCTTCCAGTTCGATCTGCGTTTCTTCGGCAGCGGTAAACAGGTTTTCAGGGTTCTGCTTACGGTTTGCCAGCGGGTTATGCGCGGTACTGGCGCTGAAAGCCAACATTTCGGTGCCAAGGCTCGCAGGATCGTCAGTTGCCGCCAGCCCCACAAGATAGGCTTTACCGGTGTCAGCAAACTTCGGGCTGACCTCCATGGAGGTAAACAGCTTCTGACCCTTTTTCACCAGCGCCACCAGGGAATCCGTCGGTTCAACATCGGCGTAAAGCGCCATCTTGCCTGCAAGCGGACCGTCCTGGATTTCCTCTGCAACCAGCGCCGTCACTTTGCCGTAACGGTTGAAGGCACTGTCCGGGGAATAAGACTTGATGTGCTCCAGGTTGATCAGCGCGGTATAGACCGTCGGGTTGTAGCTGGCAGCCATCTGCTCCAGCCATTCACGCTGGATCTCGCGCCCGTCAGTGGTGGCACCTTCCACCCCGATACGGAAACGCTTTGCTTTCACTGTCATGAGCCGTGCTCCGTTAGAAATAACTTACTAGAGCCTTATGTTTGCGGTGATAGGGGGAGTGAGACAACGCACTGTATTTGTACGGTAAACCACACAAACCGCAGCCGGGGAAAGCCGCCATCCAAGGCCGTATGTTTGGGCCATGAACACGACACTGACCCCCGCAGACCTCGATCCCCGTCGGCAGGCCATGCTGCTGTACTTTCAGGGATACCGCGTAGCCCGCATTGCTGAAATGCTGGGCGAAAAAGTTGCAACCGTTCACAGCTGGAAAAAACGCGACAAGTGGGGCGACTATGGGCCGCTGGATCAGATGCAGCTCACCACCGCCGCACGTTACTGCCAGCTCATCATGAAGGAGCAGAAAGAAGGGAAAGACTTCAAGGAAATTGACCTGCTGGCGCGCCAGTCAGAGCGCCACGCCCGGATCGGCAAATTTAACGATGGCGGGAACGAAGCTGATTTAAACCCGAAAGTCGCCAACCGTAACAAAGGACCACGCCGCCAGCCCGAAAAGAATGTTTTCACCGACGAGCAGATCGAAAAGCTGGAAGAAGTCTTCCACGCCTCTATGTTCGACTATCAGCGTCACTGGTTTGAAGCCGGGAAAACAAACCGCATCCGTAATCTGCTCAAGTCGCGCCAGATTGGCGCCACGTTTTATTTTGCCCGTGAAGCCCTTGTTGATGCCCTGCTGACCGGACGCAACCAGATTTTCCTTTCTGCCAGTAAGGCACAGGCGCACGTGTTTAAGCAGTACATCATCGACTTTGCCAAAGAAGTTGAGGTGGAGCTGAAAGGCGATCCCATGGTGCTACCCAATGGCGCTGCATTGTACTTCCTCGGCACCAACGCCCGTACGGCGCAGAGCTACCACGGCAACCTGTACCTTGATGAATATTTCTGGATACCGAAATTCCAGGAGCTGCGCAAGGTTGCCTCCGGTATGGCCATTCACAAGAAATGGCGACAAACCTACTTTTCCACGCCGTCCAGCCTGACCCACAGTGCCTATCCGTTCTGGTCCGGTGCGCTGTTTAATCGGGGCCGTGCCAAAGCGGACAAGGTGGATATTGACCTGACCCACAGCAACCTTGCGCGCGGCCTGCTCTGCCCTGACGGACAGTACCGCCAGATCGTCACCGTGGAGGATGCGGTGCGCGGAGGCTGTAACCTGTTCGACCTAGACCAACTGCGCATGGAGTACAGCCCGGACGAATACCAGAACCTGCTGATGTGCGAATTTATTGACGATCTGGCGTCAGTATTCCCGCTCAGCGAGCTGCAGGCGTGTATGGTGGACAGCTGGGAAGTCTGGACCGATTTTCAGGCACTGGCACTGCGCCCGTTTGGCTGGCGGGAAGTCTGGATCGGTTACGACCCGGCGAAAGGTACGCAGAACGGTGACAGCGCAGGCTGCGTGGTTATGGCACCACCCACTGTACCTGGCGGAAAGTTCCGCATTCTGGAGCGTCATCAGTGGCGCGGGATGGACTTCCGCGCCCAGGCTGATGCCATCAAAAAGCTGACGCAGCAGTACAACGTGACTTATATCGGCATCGACTCAACCGGCGTCGGTCACGGTGTTTATGAGAACGTAAAAGCGTTCTTTCCTGCCGTGCGGGAGTTTGTCTACAACCCCAACGTCAAAAACGCCCTGGTACTCAAGGCGTACGACATTATCAGCCACCGCCGTCTGGAGTTTGACGCCGGACACACAGACATCGCGCAGTCCTTTATGGCAATCCGCCGCGCCACTACCGCCAGCGGCAACCGTCCTACCTACGAAGCTAGCCGCAGCGAAGAAGCCAGCCACGCAGATTTGGCCTGGGCAACGATGCACGCCCTGTTTAACGAACCGCTGCAGGGCGAATCCGCCAATACCAGCAACATTGTGGAGATTTTTTGATGAGTGAACACGACGCCCAGACCAGCACCGCGCAAGTGCAGGAGGCCGAACAGCAGAAGAATACAACTCACGCCGAAGCGTTCAGCTTTGGCGATCCGATCCCGGTACTGGACCGCCGCGAACTGCTGGACTATGTGGAATGCGTACAGATGGACAGATGGTATGAACCGCCGGTGAGTTTTGATGGGCTGGCTCGCACCTACCGTGCCGCCGTGCACCACAGCTCACCGATTGCCGTTAAACGCAATATTCTTACCAGCACGTTTATCCCTCATCCGCTGCTCAGCCAGCAGGCCTTCAGCCGCTTTGTGCAGGATTATCTGGTTTTCGGAAACGCCTATCTGGAGAAGCGCACCAACCGCCTCGGCGGCATTCTGTCGCTGGAGCCATCGCTGGCGAAATACACCCGGCGTGGCGTGGATCTGGATACCTACTGGTTTGTGCAATACGGCATGACCACGCAGCCCTACGAGTTTACCAAAGGCAGCATCTTTCACCTGATGGAGCCGGATTTAAACCAGGAAATTTACGGCCTGCCGGAATATCTGTCAGCCATCCCTTCCGCCCTGCTGAATGAGTCCGCAACGCTGTTCCGCCGCAAGTATTACATCAACGGCAGTCATGCGGGTTTTATTATGTATATGACCGATGCGGCGCAGAACCAAGAGGACGTGAACAATATCCGCCAGGCCATGAAAAGTGCCAAAGGGCCAGGTAACTTTCGCAACCTGTTTATGTACTCCCCCAATGGCAAAAAAGATGGGATTCAGATCATCCCGCTGTCAGAAGTTGCGGCAAAGGATGAATTTTTGAACATCAAGAACGTGAGCCGTGATGACATGATGGCGGCGCACCGCGTTCCGCCGCAGATGATGGGGATTATGCCGAGCAATGTTGGGGGCTTTGGGGATGTGGAAAAGGCTAGTAAGGTTTTTGTAAAAAATGAGTTATTGCCATTACAAAAAAGAATGAAAGAATTCAACTATTGGGCCAGAGAGGAGGTAATAAAGTTCGAAGAATATGAAATTTAATTTAGAGCCTCATTTGAGGCTCACATTAAATTCAGAGTGTTTTGTTTCTCTAGTCGCTTAAGACGCAACAAAGCATCTCTCGACTCATTTATAATCATGATGACACTTTCATAATCTCTCTTTGTCTTTAGCGGCCTTGCCATATTACTATTTACCAAATCAACCGTACCTTCACAATTAAGATTTAAAGGATTATTCGGTTGATGTGGTACAACAGCAAAAACTGGACGCTTAGCTTTATTTGCAAAATCTGCCTGCGTCATTGTTCCGCTATTAAGCGCAGCTTCGATCAGTATAGAGCCCGCCGATAAGCCTACTTGTATTCGATTCCTTTGAACAAAGGATTGTTTTTGAGCGGGACGTCCCATAGGATATTCTGAAATCCATGCCCCCCCTTCTCAATGATTTCTTGAGCAAGCCTGCTATTTTGCTTTGGCTTAGCTTCTTCGAGCCCATGAGCTAAAACAGCTATGGTTTTCCCTTTCGCCTGTAATGCTGCTTTATGGGCATTTGCATCAGTACCTATAGCCAAGCCACTCACAACAATATATCCAGCAGCTACAATTTGGCATGTTATTCTTCTAGTTATTTCCTCTCCAGCAGGAGAGATGTCACGAGATCCTACGATTGCAACACCAGGCAATTGAGTGAGGATATCTTTACCACCTTTAACATACAATATTGCAGGAGGATTTGGAGTAAACGCTAAACTTAAAGGATAATACTCAGACCCGAATGGCACGAGTTCTATACCATGAGAATGATGATTTTCAAGCTCTGCATTTGCGATTAAAAAATCCGTTTCAGAAATAATTTCTTTCAACAAACCATGGCTGTTGACCATTTGAGTCAAATCGCGAATATCACGAATCCTTTCAAAATCAATAAGCTCAAAGAATTTCAATACACTTTGGTCAGATGCTAACTTTCCGATCTGAATTGCTAATCCTAGTGTATTTTTAATTCATCTGAGTGCACTTCTTTACTCCTCATAAGTTGCCGTTTCCAACAGCGACAATGGAATTGTTACACCTGCACCTGCAGACTCCAGTAAATAAAAACAAGCAGACAGGCTCCCCCCTGTCGTTTTGACATCGTCTAGTAATAACACATTTCGTCCGCGCAAGTTACCGCCCTTAACTCTGATAGTCGACATATGACCAGAAATTGAACGATCTCCGCCCTCTCTGTGGGCGCTGGGGACAGTACGGGTTCTCTCTAAACAACAGTCCACATTACCACGACGATAAGTACGAACAACGCGCTCTGCAACTTCGATCAATGCAGGGGAAATCCGGCCTGCGGTATGTGAAGGAACAATAGCTATCGAAAATGGACTTTCAACAAAACGCCCACCACCTCCTCGAATCACCAATCGTCCAACTTTGTCGATAGCTAACTCAGAAAAACGGTTGATAGCTCTTTGATGATTGCGGTTATCCTCATCCTTGAAATCCATCATTTGTCTTGATAGCTCATCATTGTGGGGGTTGCGTTCCCCTTGATACCAATAAGGATGATAAAAGCCACATGATGTCACGCTCACGGGTAAAAGCATTCTTCACTCTCATTTTTGTCTCGATAACATCCATGTTAAGCGAACCGATGTTTCAAAAACAAATACAAAATTAAGAACATTCTTATCGATCACATTTTATTTATGAACAGCCAACTAACGTTGCGCGCGCTCGTATCCCCGCCACGCCTGCCCGCTTTATGGCGTGGTTTTCATGCAGGTGCATGACGGATCGGAAAGCGCGCCAGTTCTGGCGGCCCCGGTCCATTGCGATCCTTTTTGGATCATGCGAATCCATGCACCATAGACATGCACTGCGTTATCAAGTCGCCGTATGCTGTATGGGAGGGAGATTCCCACGGTGCAAAATCACTAATGCGTGTTTTCATCTTGCCTTACTCCGTACTCGTTTAGCCTGGTAACCAGATCACTCGTCAACTCCGACAGCCAGGAGATCGCCACCTCCTTGTCGTCATCGCTACAATCTGAGCTGGCGACCAGCCGGGCCATAAGTTCTATCCGTTGCAGTGCAAGTGACTCCATGAACAAATCGTTCACAACTCCCTCCTAATATTACTGTTTATTTATACAGTACATCATATGTATTTAAAGCTGAAATAGTTTTTTACTCGGCTAACCCTTTGATTAATAGATAGCCTCATTCCAGCCCTCTTAGTACCACTGCCGCCATTTATCATCTTCCTGCAGTCGCTGATTTCGGTAGAACAAACGCAGCCCGGCCCCGGACGGGATACTGCCGCCACGCAGAAGCAGATCCACCTCGGTATCATTCGCATCAAATCCCCTAGATCTCAGTTCAGCATCAAGCTGCTGGCGCTGATGATTGCTAATCTGCTGTTTGTACCCTTTCCGCCGCTTCGGTTTTACCAATCTCAGCCGCGCCGTCAGCTCCCGCCGTTCCTTCGCGCTCAGATTATGAAGATCCGGCAGCAGCTCCGGTCCACTGGCTTCTGGTAAATCGCCCCCTGATTGGTTCAAATTTTCAACAGGGGGACAGTTATTGCCACGAGTCCAAGGGGCGCAAGCGCCCTGGTCGGCTGTCGCCTCCTGAACGTCAACGGCCTTACGAACCTTTTTCCACTTCATCGCGTGCGTGCAAATCTTGCCCTCTACAATCGGGGACCAGATGCCATAGATACGGATACCGTGATCGCCGTAGGCGCTCGGTTCGTCGTTAAGCTCATAAGCCGTGCGGACAAGGTGATGTTTGCGGGGAACCAGTACACCGCCCTGCTTCATGATGTAGGTAGCAAAGCAGCCCGCATCAGCTGCTGCCAGCACCGCATCCAGACGCGGGTTATTCAGTACCGGCGCACCCACTTTGTGCTCGCCCTGCGCTCTCGCGACCTGACCAGCCAGCAAGCGCAACTCGCGATATGCCTGACGCCCCGGAATACCAAAGAAACGGAACTGCTGAACTCGGTGCAGCGACGCCCAGGCGGTGACGTGCTCGGCGCTGTCACGCAGTGACCGGCCTGTTTCTTTGCTGATCTCTTTAGCCAGCCCACGCCCGTCGATATTCTTACTGATGTATTTGGCAATGTAGCTGGTCGGCGTCCCCTTACGCGGGTTGATTAGCTCAGACTTAAAACGCGGTCCCGTATTGTTGCCCAGCTCCTCGCGGTCTTCACGTATGGAAAACTTACGCAGCAGCGCAGTGATGGAGCGGCGGTCTTTTTTGCGCATAAAACACAGCAGATGCCAGTGCACGGTGCCATCATGATGTGGCTCTGCAACGCGGACGCCGTACCAGCGCAGCCCGGATTTGTGCATGGCCTTGCGGAAAGCGGCGAATGTATCAACCAGATAGTCACTGCTCTGCCGGACCGTGGCGCTGGTCCATTTCGGATTAGGTCTGCCGTTGTTGAGGGTTGCGTGGAAGCGTGACGGGCAGGTGATGGTATAGAACACTGCGCAGTCTCCACGCATTTCCGCGATCAGCTCCAGCCCTTTAACACAGGCCATCATTTCATTACGGCGGTGCGCCGGGTTGCTGTTGCTGGCGTTCACCACATCTTCCATATCCAGCGTGTCACCGTCTTCGTTGACCAGTTCATGCGAGCGGAAGAACTCCAACGATTTGCGACGCTGCTCGCGTTTGTGTATCACGGCTTCATAGCTGACATACGGGGACGCTTTCTTGTTGACCAGGCAGACGGCGCGCAGCTGCTCCTCCCGCCACTCGCAGCGCATCTGCCACAATTTGCGATACCACCAGTCCGCGCACAGCATGCGCGCCAGCGACGGTGGGATAAGTTCATAAGGCACCGGCTTGCGGCGGCGCTTTTTGCGGCGCAACCTCTCAAAGGCAGGCGGGATGACCTCAAGGCGCATGGCTTCTGCAGCAACCCTTTCCCATGCCTGGCGGATTTCTTCTGGTTTAACATCGTCACTGACAAACAGATCACCGCAAGCCGCATCAAGACACATGCTCATATGTGCCGCAACCAGCGTGGAAAGGCGCTTGACCTGCTCCTGATTCATTTCAAGCAGTACCAGCAGCCCCTCCAGCCCGTCCTGGCTCGCCATGAACCGGAAAGACGCAGACACCTGGCTGTCACGCACGCGCTCCAGCCGCTCAAGACAAGGCCTGATTGTTTCGCGCAGATAGCGGGAGTAAGCTTTAGCCTTGCCCAGGCTATGGAAGTATTTAATCCGCTCCAGCAGAGGCTTGCTGATATGGGCAGGCATGGCGCTTACATCGGCAATAATCACTAAATCGAGATTAACGCGCTGCTGTTCGCGGGCCATTTTGGCATGGCTAATTAGCTGATCCTGCTCTATTTCACGCTGGACAGGATCACGGGATTCATTAAAGAAATAGCGTTCCCAAACCTCATCACTCGACACCTCACGGCGCAGTTGCTCCTGCTCGTTATCCGCAGCGTACAGAGTGATCAGGTTTGAAAGTGCAGACACCGGCGCAACGTCCGCCGGTTCCAGATACGGGTTAACCGCTTTTTTGGGGTATTCCATGGAAAGGCCACGGCGGTCACAGTCGGACCGCCTTTATCTTTTAGTAGCTCAGACATCACTGGAAGACTCCGAAGCTCACAAAGCACCTCGGGTGTAGTGCATCCCTTTCAGCTCTGCTATTTCCTGACAGGTGACGCAGAGATCACAGCCCGGCACTGCAGCACGACGCTGTTCCGGGATGACGATTCCGCAACACTCACACTCCAGAGAAGAAGCCCCAGTCTTTCGGCTGCGAGCTGTTTGGATGTGGCGCTGGCGTTCTTCTTCAACGCGCTGTTGTACGAGGTCCATTGAATCAGCCATCAGTGGATCTCCTGCGCTTCGTTCTGAATATTTTCAGCCGCAATACGCAGCAGCTCCGCCGCTTCAACGTGGTTAAGCTGGCGTGACGTGATATGGCAAGCCAGGCTATCAAGACGGGCTGCCATTGCCGAGGCACGTGCCCAGCGTTCTTCCATGCGCGCATCAGTCAGCATCTGATTAAGGCCAGCATCATCTGGTCCTGTTTTGGTGATACGGGTTTCAATATTTCGCATTGTTGTTTCTCCTGAATTTGGGCAATAAGAAGCCCGGCGGGTTTACGCCATTAATTTCTGTTGTGGATTAATTCGGCATGGTTAGCCGTTTTGGAAATAAGCTCACCACTGCACGAAAATGATTCATTGCTTTAATCAGTTCCCGTTTTTCGTCAGTAGTCAGATCACTAATATTGACGCAATGACGTTCTGCCGGAATTTTTGCCATATAAAATATGGCTGCCAGTGCCCTCTCATTTTGTTTATTGTTAACATCTTTTTGGTCTCGCATATCTTCAATGAACCGTTCAAGCTCCGACTCAATATTCAGGCCGAACACTTTTGCACGTAGTTCTGCAATATGGTTCAGTCCGTCCAGGCGTTTGCCGGGGCTTAGTGGAACAGTTGCCGCCGAGCCATCAATAGCCATTACCCCCTCCTGTCTCATCGTACATATACCTATTTAAAGTTGTGCCGGGAATTTTTTCACACGCCCGGCGCGTGCCTTGGTGGTAGACTATTTGCGCCAACAATCATCTACCTCGCGAAGGAGAAATCTGATGTCAGACTCTGACAACTTCCATGTATTGCCTCGTCCTGCCCCTGCACCTAAGCCAGAACCGGGGCAAGATAAAAAATAGGAATCCGGCATGACTAAACAAAGCTCCGAATATTTCCAGTTGCATTACTGCTATTACCTTGAGGCAATGACGGCAACGCTTCACGGTAGGGCTGACAAATTGATGACAGCTATCCAGCTTATTAGCGGTACTGCAGTATTTGCCGATACAGGATTGGAATGGTTGTTCGCTTTGCCCGTTGTTGTAATCGCAACAATTCAACTTGTGTGGCAACCCGCAATTATTTCCGAGCGTGCTACCGTACAAAGCCGCCAGTACGGGGAATTGCTTTATGCTGGAGATGAACTGACCCCGGAACTGATCGCACAAAAATTGAAAACGCTGCATCACTCTGACTCCGCACCTTTCGGTTCTTTGTTAAATCCAGCCTACAAAAGAGCAGCTATTGCATGTGGTCGGACTGACGACACTAAGCTCAGCTTCCAGGAAAAGCTTTTCGCCTGGTTTGCAGGATGCTTGCCACGTTAAAACTTAGACGTTGTAGCAATCTCTTTTTACCTATTCCCCGGACAGCCTGCTTCCGGGGAGACTGTTCAATACACGGATGCCACTTTTTCCCATCAGGTAAGTAAATCCAGCCGTGACCGCAGTGCATTGCAGGACTTTGCTTAACGAGAAGTGATGCAAAAGATGGTTCTTTCGTCAGCATAAGCACCTCAGATCAGACCGAACGAAGCGCCGAGGCCCGTCACGGTGTCCACCGCACTAGCCATCGCTGGATTTACCTGTAGACGCGCCTGTAATGAAACTGCGGTCAGTGCCATCAAACGCGTAACTGAATTAATGCTGCTGATTACATCGCGACGGCCTGCAGTAGTTTTCACATCACCAGAGACAGCTCCGGCAGCAACACGACCTATTTCTGCGGTAGCACTCATGACGTAATGCGGTAATTTCTCTTTTGCAACTTCGTTTACCGGGACACATGGCAAGCAATGAATTTGCGCCAGAAATCCATCAACCAATGTTGAGTCTTCGGTGAGATCGGTGAGCAACCAGATATCTGGTGCGGTGAGCAAATGTGGTTGCTCAGGGTTTAGCTTATTACGTAGAGTCTGAACGTTCATACCTGCGCGTTCTGCCAGCTTCGACATGTTGTGACGCAAAGCGAAAGTCCGGCAGGCTTCATCAAAATGTCTTTGTTTGGAAACTTTATAATCAAACATAGTTTTCATCTCCGAACTTATCGCAAAATAGAACCTGAAAAAGAATTACGATAAGTAAACGTTTCTTAGGCCGAAAGAGCATCTACAGTCAGTGCAGCCATATTAATCATGACTTTTTCTCGTTTTTTATCTTTACGAAGACGATGGCGTGGAAGGCGACCATCAGCCAACATGTCATTGATCGTATCGACTGGAAGCCCAGTAAGTTCGCTATAGCGTTCAATTGTGACGTGTGGTGTGTTCAGAGTGATTGAAATGTTATGGGGCATGGTGCAACATTCCTTCTTTAGTTCGGCTTGTGGCGAGCCGTTGTTTAACGTGATTAGTTGTGAAGGCTCCAAAAGAACACTTCAAGTTCAACCTTAAGATCGCTTTTGGAATCTGTCAATGTATTTAAGATTGTTTTGGAGGTCTCTTGGATTTCAATGGCGGCGGAAAGAAAGTGATTGAGCGTTTGGTTGAGGCGTATGGGTTTACAACCCGACAGGCGCTATGTGACCACTTAGGGGTTTCAAAAAGTACAATGGCAACGCGCTACATGCGTGACATTTTCCCTGCAGATTGGGTGCTTCAATGCGTTGTAGAAACAGGAACTTCAATTGATTGGTTGGTATCAGGAAAAGGTGAGTTAAAAACCACAACAGTCAACTCGTTGATAGACGTTGAAATCCATGAGCTAAAAAATGGAGAGGTTATTGCACTTGGGACCCACAAGATTGCCCCAATTTTCCTTCTCAAAGAAATTAAATCTGTATTAGCGATAAAAACTAACCAACATATATACATCTGTGATCGAGAAGACAATACCATTTCTGATGGTCAATGGTTAGTTGAGATTGAAGGCAAACTAAGCATAAAAAAAATCAATTTGATACCTGTCAAAAAGGCAATGGTGTCTGAAGATGGTTTTTCTTTTGAGTGTGATGTAAATGTTATTAAACCTGTTGCAAAGATTCAAGCTGTAATAAGTGAGGCTTAAATGGATATTGAGTGGAATTGGGATCAAGATGACGAATTTCTTGGTGAAAAATTGCCTGCAGATACATTGGACAGAAAAAAGTACGCAAAATATCTTTATGAAATCTGTGCTGCACGCGGTGCTAAATCCAATCTCGTAGTTAACATTAATGCGGAATGGGGGGCTGGAAAAACATATTTTACTAAACGCCTAGCCAAGACAATTTCCCACTACCATCCCACAATATACATTGATGCTTGGAAAGAAGATTTTACTGAAGACCCATTGCTCACAGTATTTAGTGGAATTAAAGATCAATTATCTGGTCAATCTGATAGCTTTACTGCTTTAATCAATTCAACAATTGAGAATGTCGGTCCTTTGCTAAAAACAGCGGCACCAGTTATTATTGATGGATTAATACAAAAGTTCACAGGGGTTGACTCCTTTTCTGACCTAACTAAAGACTTATCATCTAAGCTAATAGAAATACACGCAGAAAAATCAACGAGAATAGAGACAGTAAGAAAAGGAATTAGTCGTTGGGTTGAATTCATTGGGCGAAAAGATGGAATAGATAAAGAGCTTCCATTATTTATAATAATTGATGAACTTGATAGATGTAGGCCCGATTTTTCCATTAGTCTTTTAGAAATCTCCAAGCATATTTTTAACATCCCTGGCGTAGTATTTATTATTGCCACTGACACCCAACAATTACAGCATTCAATAAAAGTTATATATGGCACTAATTTTTCAGCAAGTCATTATCTAAGCAGGTTTTTTGACCGTCGATTCCTTCTCCCAACGCCAGAATACAAAGACTTACTATTAACAAAAACAGGTGAAAACATAATTTCGGAATTTAATTCTTTACGTGAAAAATTAATTCCATGCCCACATGACATCACATCATTTGTTAAAAATTGTTCATCCATATTATTATCCATAAAAATAAACATCAGAGACGCTGTAAAAATATACGAGAGGCTAATAGACATACTTATCACGTCAAATAAAACATTTGACCCCAATCTAATGTTGATATTATCTGCATTTAATTTCAAAGATCATGATGTATATGCAAAAATAAAATCAAAAGAAAAGCTAATTCCTAGTCCTCTCAACACAGAGATAGATTTATCATTTGATTTATCTTATGAAACTACACAAGTCAAGTACTTCCAAGCTAATGGTGGTGTTTATAGTAATACGTATAAACAAAAAGAAATTTCAACAAATGTTCTATTTTACATAGAGACTGCTTGGAACACCTTAACGATAGCAAGAACCGCACCTGTTGGCACGCGACCTTACAATACTCCAGAACTTTGGATGGAAGGAGAATTGTCTCAGGAGGAATCATTAGCGAACTTTCTCAAAATGGGATACGCCAAAAGCCGGTACAATGAAAGTGAACTAAAAATTCATCAATATTTCGATTTAATTGAACTGAGCACAACATTTGATTGATGTATGAGTTCACCTAAACATACATTGACCACTGTTTAAATATACAGTTAAATTTAGCCCTCAGACATGAGGGCTTTTTTATGGCAGTACGAAAACTCGACACAGGTAAATGGATATGCGAATGCTACCCCGCCGGGCGCAGCGGACGGCGTGTGCGTAAGCAATTCGCCACCAAAGGTGAAGCGTTAGCATTTGAACGGCACATAATGGAGGAAACTGAAGCTAAGCCCTGGCTGGGTGAATCGGTAGATCGCCGAACTCTGAAAGACGTCGTTGAACTCTGGTTCAAACTGCACGGCAAATCTCTGACCGCTGGCGAGCATGTTTACGACAAGCTGATCCTGATGGTCGAAGCTCTCGGAAATCCCCTCGCCACCGATTTAACATCCAAAATGTTCGCGCACTATCGCGATAAACGCCTGACAGGTGAAATCTACTTCAGCGAAAAGTGGAAGCAAGGAGCCAGCCCGGTGACTATCAATCTTGAGCAAAGCTATATGAGCGGAGTCTTTAGCGAGCTGGCCCGACTAGGTGAATGGACAGCGCCGAACCCGCTGGAGAACATGCGCAAATTCACCATTGCCGAAAAAGAAATGGCCTGGCTGACACATGAACAAATCACAGAGCTTCTGTTTGACTGTCAACGCCAAAGCCCCCTGCTCGCTCTTGTCGTCAAAATCTGCTTGAGCACCGGAGCACGTTGGCGCGAAGCGGTGAACCTGACCCGTTCTCAGGTCACGAAATACCGGATCACGTTTGTCAGGACAAAAGGCAAAAAGAACCGCAGCATTCCGATTAGCAAAGAGCTGTATGAGGAAATCATTGCCCTGGACGGTTTCAGGTTCTTCACTGACTGCTACTTCCAGTTTTTATCTGTAATGGATAAGACTTCTATCGTGCTTCCACGCGGTCAGCTAACACACGTTCTGCGCCATACGTTCGCAGCACACTTTATGATGTCTGGCGGAAACATCCTGGCTCTGCAGAAAATCCTTGGGCATCACGACATAAAAATGACCATGCGCTACGCGCACTTAGCACCTGACCACCTCGAAACAGCATTGCGTTTTAATCCCCTGGCAACATTGCCTATGGCACCAACAAACGTTGACATGCCCCGGATATAGAGTGCTCATCCTGTACCAGCTTATTAAAAATTATTCATGGAATCATTGAGTCCTCTAGTGCGTGATCAATATCACATAATATTGGTTGGTAAATAATTACTGCTCACAATCCATAGAGACTGAGAAATGAATTTCAAAAAATTAATGATGATCGGCTTTACCGTAGCAGTTTTAGCAAGCTGTACTACTGGTGAAAAAATTCACAATGTTCAGGTTGGCATGACAAAACAACAAGTAATTGATTTGCTTGGAACCCCTGATGGTGATGCAGTTAAAGGTAACAGCGAACAAATCCAGTACAGCAACCGGTTAACATCTGGTTGGGGATGGGATAAGGGTGATTACTACGTTACCTTTGAAAACGGGAAAGTCGTCTCTTATGGAAGCGGCGAAATCCGTGGTGCAGGAGCTCCCGTCAAAGGTGTTGTGGTATTTTAA